CCTCAGATGTCAGCAACAGGTGCGGCTCTTGTGGGAGACCAGAAATGAACCCTAATCTATTAGGAATGTTTACTGAGGTTATAAGGCAAGGGTCTAAAATAATAGACGGTACAATAGATTTTGTAAAAAATCAAGACAGGGAAGTTAGAGACGATGCTTGGAGCAAAGTTATGGCTATTACAAACGCTGTTGATAGTGAAGGCAACCTTATGTACCCTAACGCAAAAAAAGACTTGTTACAGCACTATTTCGCGTCTCAAGGACTAGCCGACAAAGTTACTTCTCCAGTATCTTTGGCTATAGGATTAGGTAAAGAAATAGGAGATGGGGGTTTTATTCCTTTTTATAATAGCACAGGAAGTGCGTCAGGTTTTTCTGTAGATGACTTAGGTGCTAATTATGCAGGAGCAACAAATATGCCTTTTGATGAAGCATATTCAAGAGGTATGTTTACGCACACCGAGACCAAGGGCAACATTAAAGGCTATGGTCAAGGTGAGGTAAGTAAAGTATTAGACAAGTATAAGTAATTAGTGAGTTTTAGTCTCAGTGAAAGACAAGAGAGCATCATCTATATGTAGATAACCTACTTCTTTATCAATCCACTTACTCCCTCTGAACTCTGTGTTTTGGGGGAGTTTTTTTATGTGCCATTTAAAATCATAGCCTTCTTCTTCTTCCTCTAGATTAGCAGGGTCGAAGACATAAACAATATGACTGTTTGGTTTGTTGTCGGGCATAGATACCGCGTACCAAAACTCAAACTTATGTTCTTTAGCAAAGTCTTTATTCCAGTCATACTTCATTTTTTCAATAATAGTGTCAGGGTAGTGTTTATTCCTACACTTAATTTCTAACATAATGCCGTTCTTTTTATCAAAAGCATCATATCTAGAAAACTTATCATCCATAGGTTCAAAGTTATATTTAAAACTATTGAGTGCTTTTATAATTGTAGATTCATTCACTTACTTTCTCCAATCTGTTCTCCAAAGTCTCGGATTAACTTTTTTATTCCGTTTCTTTAAAGAGTGGTATAACTTGGAAGTCCCATCCATACGAATGAGACCCCAAGCATTTTTAGGTGGTTTACTTTCCGCCACTCGTTATATCTTTATCGAGCAACTTCCAAACAATACCAGCGGCAATAATACCTGCTAGTCCTGCGTTACCTAAGGTCCACACTATATCTAATATAGAACCAATTACATTCCCAGTTAGGAATGCTACCTTCTGACCAAAGATAATTTGTAGTACAATTGATAAACTGATTAGTTTGATACCTACATCTATCGCACCATCAGCACCGTTCTTAAGTTTCTCTAACATATTTTACTCCTTTATTTGTAAAACAATCGGCTATACAAGCCACCCCTTCCTAAGAGCATTTAGCCATATTACTATGTAGACTAGACACCCTGTAGAAACCATTCCCGCTATAAAGTAAGCGGTATATAAAATGTTCTCTAGTATTTTCATATCTCCCACCCTGTGCAATTTATACTCTCAGAAGAAGAACACTTTAACTGTTGTTGTTGCTCATCCATTTTATCCTGTAGTGTACTACAACCTGATAAGTTAATGACAACAACTTGTAACGCTATAATTAATAATATAGTTTGTATCATTCTATGTCCCTCTCTTCTTCAACTAAATCAACAAGTTCACAAACACTACCAGTACAGGCTAGTGTCTTAGTGCCTACTGTCATATCTGTAAGTTCATACTCACTAATCAAATCCCAGTCTACTGCTTTAGGCATCTTCTTAGCTAGAGCATCGTGTGTCTTCTTATCACACTCCTCATAAGGTGCTTGTTGATATGTGTGGTCTGAGTGCGGTAGGAAACTAACGCCTGATACTTCATCAAAGTGTTTGTATACCCAAGCACCTACTTCCATCCACTCTTGTTCCCTAACACTAATCGTTACACTAGGCTTGTGCTCACAGTAGTATCTTTGATACATAAGCCATAAGTCTAACTGTTCTATAGCATTCCTCTCGTTCCTAGTTACAGCACCCTTAGGAGCTTTCATAGGGAAAGAGAATACTTTCACACTATTAGGTTTCATTACGTCAGGTTCAGCAGGTATACCTTGGTCTTCCATAAGTTGTGCTATAGGGTCTTTAGAATCTGCTCTAACCCTACGAATGTAGTAATCACTATGTCTAGTATGAATACCACTAGCACTATCAACTAATTGACTGACCGTACCACTAGGTTTAATAGCAGTAGTAGCAGTAGCTTGTTTAATACCTAGTAGCTCTGACCATTCCTTGTTAGTCTTAACGGATTCTTTTCTAAGGTCAGATAGAAAATCAGGCAGACTACGCTTACCATAATATCCTCTACTATCATCATTACTATAATTCATAAAAGCATTATCCATAATACCAGTAAGAGATACACCTAGTAGTGCTTCCTCTTCTGTATTGTGTACCCACTTAGGTCTCAATCTCTTGAGGTTAGTAAGTGATGCTTGGAATGTACCCAGTATAGTAGCTAGTCTAACTTTACGGAGTATATCCTTCTGCGTGTCTTCCGCTCTTACCACTACTTCAGTAAGATTACAGAATTGACCATCTCTCAGTATGATTTCACTACAAGGATTACAACCGAAGTCGTGGTCAGTATCTCTCCTACCAATAGACGCTACTTGTTTGATAGCGGCTTCTCTGTTAAAGATACCACGCTCACCAGACTTAGACTCATATAAAGACGTCCATTCTTTCATAAAGATACCAATATCAGGTTTCTCTGTATAGCATACACTATTATTACTTAGTGCCATCTCTGGTGTATCAGACCACCATTGACCACTCTTAGCATTACGCATACGCTCATCAGTAAGGTTAGATAGAGAGATAAGGGCACTTCGTCTAACACCGCCCACTACAACTACCTCTGCAATCTTACACATCATTCTATGACATTCATAGCTAGTCAGCTTACGACCACCTGCTTCTTTAAAGATGTTAGTAGCAAAGTTAAACAAATCTAGTAGAGGCTCAGGACCTGACGCTCGACCACCAAAGGTAGCTAGTCTAGAACCCTTAGGTCTAACCTTAGAGAAGTCCCACTTAGGCATCTCACCATCATATAAATAAGTAATCAGCTTACGGAATGCAGACTGCCATCCTTCCTTAGAATCCTGTACGACAATGACATCGTCTATATCGACCATATCTGTAGGTACTTCAGGTAGTTTATTAACTGCTTGTCTCTCAACACTAAAGCCTACACCAGTACCGTGCATCAGAACGAATAGACATTCATCAAATGCTTTAGGGTGGTCAACGCTAAGGTAAGCACAGTTGTATCCTGCTATATTATTCTTAGCTAAGGCAGGACCTGCGGTCATAAGAGCTCTCATACTAGGCATAACTTCTAAGTTACATACTGCTTCCTCAAGTATCTTCCTAGTCTTAGGTACTAACTCTTGGTTTGTATTCTCTTTTAAATGTTGCTCCATAAAATCAAAGTAACGAGCAACGGTTTCTTGCCAAGTCTCTCTCCGCTTCTTCTCAGGTAGCCATCGTGCGTACCTGCTAAGTGCGATAAAGTTTTGGTAATCATTTGGTAATTTATTCAATTTATTCATCCTCCATTGGGTCTATTTCAATGTTAAGCATCTTGCTTCCATCGTCATCTAAGTAAGTATTATATTTTAGTCTTCCGTTTCTGTGCATCTGGACAGCATCAGTTATCCCTCTATCATAACATTTAGTACCGTGTCTCCACAATAAGAATCCTCCCATTGTAAGCAATACTAATATAAGAAAGATAAAGTTTTCAGTAGGTATCATCATCATTATCGTCAAACTCCTCTCGTTTATCTATCAGTTTATCTTCAAACTCGTGTAGCAACTCTTCAGTTGTTATGTCGAGTATCTCACACATAGTGCAAGGGTCTATAGCTTCTTGGACTATTCGTTCTTTAAGTTCATTAAGAGTTAGAGCCATACTGCCCTCCCTCGTGTTCTATGAGCTTATCTAAGAACCAACGAGCTTTCTTTAGGTCTTCTAAACCGTTTTTATATCTCCACCTGCAAATGTATTTAGCAACACTAGCAGTTAGGTAGTCCATATCTTGGTCTAAGATAAAATCTATGACCTCAATATTACCTTGTTTGTAATGGTTAGGATTTATTTTATCTTCGTCCATTCCTTTAACTCCTTTATTTCTTTTGTTGAGAATATTTTGATGTCGTACTTCTCACACCATTTTCTATAGGTTATCTTGTTACCCTTAGCTACCTTAGAGTCGGGGCGGGGCATCAGAAATATTAACTCCTTGCCTTCGAATCTCATCTGTTCAGCAATTGATTTATACTTCTGTCTATCCCCGCTCCTAAAGAACCCTTTAACTTCTATATGATACTTACCCTTAACAAAGTCAGGAGTATAGTTCTTTCGGATAGTATAGGCTATCCTACAAGGCTCATATTTCCATTCCTTTCCTAACGCTAAGGAACATTCTTTCTCTAACTTACTGCGAAATTTTGTTGCCATCAGCATCTACCTCTAAAACAGACGGAACAAACTTGACCTCAGTTAAGTATCGAGGTCCTGTCGAATAGATAAAGGTTCTTAAGTCTTTACCCCAACATTCGTGTTTGTAAGCACAGTAACTACACCCAACTGCTAACTTCATATTACCTGACTTACCGTCAGCAATTGGTTTATAACATCTCTCAGGCGGTGTCTCAGATTTAACTACTCTCTTTATATTTTTAATTCTTTCTTCTATAGAGAAAAAGTTTAACTTCGACCAGTACCATTGAGATTCATCAGCCATATCATACTTGAGGTATGTTAGATGTCCGTTAGTCTTATCCATAACTAACCAACCTACATCTGTCACACCCTCTGAATGAGCATAGCCTTTGATTTGGTCTACATATCCAAAGGGGTCATCATTAATGAGTGAGCCGTCTTTGAATTTCTTAAAGCCATAAGGTGACGCTGACTTAACATCTGTCAATACACCGTCAATCTTACAGTCCATAGAGCCTTTGATACCATCTACTTCTGCTTGCTTCTGTTCGTCTGTCACATCGTGACCTGCAAGTTTAGTAAGGGCTAGTACCATCTCTTCAATCAAGTGACCATAGAGGAACTTGATTCTAGTGTGAGGCATAAGTTCCTCACCTTTATAGCCATTATAAGAATACCACAACTGTCTATCTTTCTTACCTATGTTAGACATACGGAGCTTACGTCTATCAAACGTACTCTCTGTAATATTGTTTCTAAGTATTTGTTTGACATTCTCACCGAAGTCATTTATTACTTGTTCGACAGGCACACCTTCAGGAATATCTTTGGTGTCAATCATATGATATATGTCGCTTACTAGAGTATCTGTACTCATTGTACTTTCTCCTTGGTTAAATAAAATAAAACTTTCTGTATTGATTCTACTGTATCACCTAACATACCAATAGACCTATTACACTTGTTGCATAACACACCTCTAAAATCCATAGTAGTATGGCAATGGTCATAACATAATTGTTCCTTACTACCACATACTTCACACTTATCACTGCTAGTCATTCTTTCTTTATACTGTTCTAGAGATATATTATAGACTTTTTCTGCATAGTGTTTCTGTCTTTTAAGTAATATAGATTCACTATTGTTAGCTCTCCAGACATCGTCTCTTTTGTTTTCACACTTATAGCATAAGTTTCTTCTACCGTGAGTGTGTCTACTACATTTTACAAATAGATTTAATTCTTCCTCAGTGTTTGCAGTAAGATTACAATCTTTGCAGGTTCTTAGTGTGTCTGTTGCCACGTTTCACCTACCTTATATTCACCGTCCAAAGGACAGTTTAGTTTAAAAGATTTACCTGCTTGAATGATAGCCCCTACCGCTAGACCTCCGAAGAAGTCTGCTTGGTCTTCTCTGACCTCGCATTGGAACTCATCGTGCACATTCAGTACGAACTTATAATCTAAGTCATACTGTCTAGCATAAGAGTCCAATAGTACCAACGCTTTCTTCATAATCACCGCACCTGCACTCTGTAGTAGAGTGTTTAGTGCTGAGTGTTGTGAGCGTATG